TTTCTCCCAAAATATCAGTTTTAAATTCTTCTGGAATAAGGGCAATTTCAAGATCACCTTCATAACCTTGATTTGCGTTTGATGAATGATAAATTACATCATCTGCAAAAAATTCATTACTATCGCCAGATGTAGATAAAGATAAACTTACTGCTCCAGGAATCTTAAATGGTGTAGCATATTCATATGAACCATCTTGTTTAATTGTATATTTTGAACATACAACATTTTTTAATCCATAAATAATTTTCATTAATTTCCTCCTTCTTTAAAATTAAATAAAATATCTTATTTGATAGATTTTTTCACTATCAATAAAATCTTCAGTTTTTTCGTAACAAATATTGTTATCATCAAATAATTTTTCTATTTTTTTCTCATTTGCAACATTTTTTTTAATATCAATATAATCAATTATGTAACTATTTGATTTATAATAGATTTTGTCATCAGCACCAAACAAATCAGGATCCGTATTTCTATATAAAATAAAAGGTGGCTGTTCATCATCATTATCAAAATGATCATATGCAACATCAATTCCTAATGATGTTAATAAAATAAACATCTCTTTTTCTTCCATAAATTATCCTTTCCTGATTAAATTTTCACATTCTTTTTGATATTTTTTTGAGACATAACTTTCAACTGGAGCAATGTGTGTAAATGCTCTTGTTTTTTTACCGTTTCTGGTAGCGTGTCCGAATTCAAGTAAGTGTGTTAATCTATAATGTTTTTTATTATAGATAGTGGCTTTTACAAAATCTTTTCCTTTTTGTGATTTAACACTCCAGGATTTGTTATAATTGCCGCTTCTGATTTTATAGGTATTTTTTGTATTTACTAATTTGTCTTTTCCTTCTTTAGCAATTTGAATTGCTGAATCGCTTATTTTTTCTTTAATATCTTCAGAATAATCTTCTAATATTTCTTTGATATCTAAAAAAGAATCTGCCATTATTTAGTTCCTTGTTTAACACCTAAAACTAGAATTATATCTAGTGGATCATTTGCGGGTAATGTTCTAATAATTGAATATATCTTATCATTGTATTTTGCTTTAGATTCATTATCATAATTTAATCTATTTATTTGCAGTTCAGCAGTTGGAGTAATTCCAACTGCTACTGCATTATAAAATTCTTTTGAACCAACTTTATTTTTCTTTGCATAGATTTTTCTTTCAACCGTTTTAGAATTCAATATATTACCAATATCATCCTTTTCAGAAGTATTTTTAATTAAATAAAGTATTTCAGTATATTCCATTTAAACCTCACTTTGTTCAGTTTGACCTAAATTTTTTTCA